GTTTATTAGAGGGGTGTCCCCCCACCGAAAAGCATAAAAAACACTTTTAATGAGGTTTGTCAACAATTGTTGAGATAATGTCTCGAAAGGATATGCAAATGCTATCGTTAATGTTGTGGCTGAAAAGAGAATTGACAACAGCTTGCCATTGTCGCTTGTTCTCAGACTTTTTTCCGCACTTTTACCCTGAGCAACTTCGCAGCTATTCCTCTGCCTCAAAATCGAGCTGAATAATGAAATAAACCATCTCCCAGTAATTAAACCGGGTATTAATTTCTCCGCCTACATACGTAAATGGGTCTTCGAACCCTTCGTTATACAACTCTTCGAGCATGTCGGACCACACTTCAACGGTATGCTCTATTCCTTCTATGCTCGGTTCTTCGACTATATACGACGCCTCCTGCATTTCATATTCCGGCTCTGGATCAGAATCAAAAACACTGCCATGAAACTCCATAATGAATGTTTCAGACATATTGTTCCAGAGGAATACCCGCCTGCCTCTCACTTCCGGAGGGGGCTCAAGCTGCTCAGGGTGAGCATAAGCATTATAAATCTCCCACCAATATGCATTATAATACCAGTCCCAAATCTTGGGAAAGAGATCGGGTCGCAGCCGTTCCGTAATCTTGTATTGCACGGATGATTCAATTTTCAACACTCTCTGCGTATGAGTATTCTGCGACTCATTGTAGGTGGTTATATAATGTATGTACCCATAAAAAGGTGAAAACTCGACGCGCTTACGGTCTGCCGGCAGCCATTCGGCGTCATGGATCTTGAAGTAATGAATCTGGTCGCTGTAGTCCCCTTCCTTGATCAGGTCTGCCGCCTGCCTTTTGTCGGACAGTTTGTATTTACCCGGGTACTGGGTCGTTATACCGTCGGGACATGAATATTCCACCCAGTAACCGTTCGGATTGGGCTGACCGCCTATCTTGAACGACCAGGTTTCCGTCTCTGAATCATAGGCGATGTCATATAAAAAAACCCTTGTTCCGGAGCTGTTGAATACTTCAAAGTCAGCACCCAGGCTGTAATCAACAAGGGTGCCGTCCATCCGCATGAGATGAAACCGCCACCCGCACGGCTTCGGATGATCCTTGAACCCGATCACCTTCGGGCTGTTCCAGTCCTGGCCCTCAAATTCAACAATGACGCCGTCACCTTCACTGAATGCCGCACCGTTGCAGGTCATGTATTCGATGGGAACATTGGAAAGCGTGGTAGCCTGATTGATGTCCATATTCTTTTGGCTGCTTTTTGCCGCATCAAGGTCGACATCGCATATATCACCATCAACGGCCGTGATAGTTCCGAATCGATAGGTGGGCTTCCATTTCTGCCAGCCGGGGAGCAGTGCCAGATTATAGAACGCACTTTCCGGCGTCCCTGCGATGGCGGGCTGCAGCTGACCGTCACGTGCCGCATTATACGCTGCATTGCCCTCATGTCCCGGCTGAATGCTCACGTTTTCACGCTCGCCGGGGATTTCAATGGTACCCACCTCCCCGCTGAGATCCTCCGTCAGATCGGCGCACCAGGCAGCAACAACGGGATCGTCGGGAACGTCGACACCCTGGAGATAGGCTTTCCGCTTCTCCAGGGCAACTTTCTTCAGTACGGCAATCTCTTTCTCGACGCCTTCCTCCATCGTTTCAATCTTGCTTTCGAGCATGGCGATCTGATTGGTCAGCGCAACAATGAGCGCCTCGATGCGGCTTTTATGGAGCTTCAACTGCACCTGGTACTGTCCATCTGTTCCACCTGATATGATGACACCTTTCCCCATTACGTGCCCGAGACCTCCATGGACTGCTGTGCGACGCTGACGACGCAGGTGATAAAATCAACGGCAAACTCATCGTCACCGCATATGACGGTATCTCCCGGCTTCAGAAAGATATCCGGCGTGGCGCAGCGGTAGGTGAATTTGCCCTGGTAGAGATTCCGGTACGTGAGGTTCCGCAGCATGACGGTTTTCCCTCCCGTTGTCTGTGTTTTGTGGCCGGTGAGTACAATCGATGTACTTCCGGCCCCCTGTGAGATATTGATATCCTCCAGATCGACCCGGATAATCTCTTCGGTCTGCAGCAGGAGTCCCCCGGAATAATAGTGCATGTACACGATCATTTCACCGTTCGGCCTGGCCGAGATGGCGCTTGCGTAATCCATTCCTGGCACTACTATGGATAAATACGTCGGATCGCCGCTGCGGAGCCTGGCCTGGAAGCTTGACATGGGGATGGTGATATCTGTCGCATCGTCATTCGTGCCGGTCAGCACAAAGGTGTATTTAATCTCCGCGTTTTCCGTGTTGAATTTGTTAATGGAAGCCATGCCCAGCGATGCAAGGGCAACAAACGGATCGAGCACTAATCGAACGCGGGGTGCAGCGAGTAGACCACCCTGGCCGGTCAACGCGGGACTGAACAGCTGAATACCGAGATCACCGTTCATGTTGCCGGTTGAATTGAATGCCGGAACAGATACATAGCGGCCGATGAATATGTCCGAAAGGGACAGAATGCCTTGTGCTGTCAATGCCGGCGATAGTAATTGGATTCCCGCATTACCGTTCAGTGTTGATTGTGATGCGAGAACGGGTAATATAAGATTCACGTTCAGATTCCCGGCGAGCGATGAGACAGACGAGAAAGGTTCGCACGGGACGAACCGTCCGAAAAATACCTGATCCATCGAGAGCGTACCCTGCCCTGCCATGGCAGGGAGTGCCAGCTGAAGGTTGAGCGTTGAGAGCAGAGCGGCCGATGATGCAAGTACAGGGATAGACAACGTGACATCGCCGGAGGGAGTTTCTTCATCTCCATAGGTCAATAATGAATCCCAGAGTGAATTATATGTTGCTTTAAGCCATGCTGCAGGCCTTCCTGTGTCTGAAATTCTAACTTCATCTATTTTTCCGTTAAACCAAGCTCTATCAATCTCCGAATAATCTTTACCTATCCTACTTGTCTTAACAGAAGTTGTAACTTCTGCAGGAGTATTGGCTAAGCATGAATCATATTGAGCACCGTCTATATATCCTCTCTGTGTTGTACCATCGTATGTACCAGTAAAATGATACCAAGTACTCAAATTAAGTTGAGAAGAATAAAGTAAGGTCGAAACACTCCCATCATACATATTAATTACAGCACTTCCAGGATATGTTGCATCATCCTGCTCAAATATAAGTGTACTTATTTGATACTGCGCTCTAAGATCAAGTATAGTTTGCCACTGGTTATCATCATCAGAATTTTCTCCATCATGATAAAATATTGCTTCCATAGTAAAAGCGTCTGGGTTTGCAAGAAGAGTACTTGATAAATTAATCTTATCATCTGTACCATCAAAGTCTTGACCTTCAGCCACTTTTCCAGTTACTTCGTTAGGCTGATTTGAATTAGCTTTTGTTCCATCTTTTCCATTTGATGTTGAATCTCTAACAATAGTAGATGAGTAATCAACCATATGACAGACAAATTTAAAATTGGAATCCCAAACGCTATGCCCCGGTGTGCTGTCTATATCCCCGATATATGTCGTGTTGTCTGCGTGATCGGCATCGTAGTACAGATAAAAACCTGTATCTGCGCTTGAGGATATTGCCCACCCGCTCGCTGATACATGGAATACCGCCTTGCTGTTGGCGTAATCGAACTGTTCTATTTCCGCATAGAGCTGCGTCTCTTCGTCTGCCTTGGTAAAGGCGATCTTAAAGCGTTTCGCGTCAGCACCGAGTTCGCTGAAGACTTCTTCTCCCTGTGAAGAAGACAGGATGACGGTAACAGGGAAATGCGTCAGATCGGCATCGACCCTGGTGTGATCAATGGTCAGTTTTATTCGTTTCGACCAACCGGAAAGCCAGGCCATCAGGTGTTGTCAACCTCCAGATTCTGCAGCTGGAAGCTGGATCCGTCGGGGATGGTGTAGTCCGTCCCGAAATCGATGCAGCCGACAACGGTATCATCGGCCGTGGTGTCATCGTAGATAATTGCCGCGCCTGACGGACCGATATCGCCCCCCGAGGCGGTCCACGTGACATCGTCGAAGGTGACTTTTGACTTGTCATTAACATCATCTTCAGTAACGGTGGGCGTTGTCAAAATTTTATCGTTTTGCGTGTAACCATTTCCTGTTCCCAACTGATTTGCTGTAACATCTGCAAGGGTGGCGTGGGTGTCCTTGTCGAAGGCGAACGCGGTGTTCATCAAAATAACTTTATGGACATCGGAATTGTGTTTGATATTCCCGATATCCTTCTGGTACTTGTAATGATTTGAAAGGGTGCAGATAATCGCCATGGTTCCTCCTCCTAGGCTATTTTTTCTTTGATCAAGATTCTTAGTTGTATGGTTTCCGTTGTCTCCCGCTTTATGCTGAGATCCGATATGACGCCGGTATAAAAAGCACCGTTGACCGATACGTGAATCAGCATTGCATCTTCATGCAGGTGTTTTACGACAGCGAATACGCCCGCATCATATTTTGTGGAGAGATTGAGTGTCTTGTCCGCCGCTGAAAACCCGCCATCGATGATGACACAGCCCCCGTCCAGGGTCTTTGTTCGAGAGACACGCCGTGAACTGTTATCCAATGTGCTATCGCTGGTTATATCAAAGACAACATCGCCGTCCATGTCGGCTAAAATTGATGATAATGAAATCATGTTCTATATCCCCAGCAGGAACTCGGAACCTTCTGCGTTTGCCCGAACCTGAATCGCCTTCAGAATCTCCCACATGAAAGCTTCCAGATGTGGTTGCAGACCGGCGCCTTCAATGGTTATCATCGAATCGCCCCGCTCAAGCGCTCTTGTCTTGGCCATATTCAACTCTATTTCCGCTTCCGTTAATTTCTTCTGCAATTCAAATGATCCCTGTCGCCTCTTCTCTTCTTTTTCAAGGGTCTCTTCCAGTTCCCAGGTCTGGGCAAAACCCAGATCTCCGCCGGCAAGAGTATCCCAGAGAGATGTGAGGACGGTGCCCGTGCTTTCAATGGATTTGTCAACCGACGAAAATGCGGCCTTGAGCCGTTCGGTTGCCGCCTCTACCCCGGCGATATCGACCTTTGCCTTCCACTCGAGGGCGGTCTTGACGATGCCGGCCTGGCCCTTGATCTTCTCAGTCTGCAGATCGACTTCGACCTTTCTTTTTTTTGCAGCCCGGTCCAGCTCTTCTTTTGTTTTTTCCAGGCTTTTCTCATCGGTTTCGGTTGTATACCGGGCATTGAGTTCTTTCATTTCCGGGTGCAGATCCATCCATGCCTGCACTTCCTTGTTAATGTCCTCTATTGAACAGGCACGGGCGGCCATCTGCTCATTCATTTCAGCCAGGTCTTCATTCAGATCACTGACTCCCTCTGCAGCGGCTTTCATCCGGGCGTTGAATTTCTCCTGCTCGGCCCGGGCCTTTTCCGATGCACTCTGATATCCGAAGACCGACGCTGCAAGATCGTCCCAGTACGTAATGGCCTCCTGTACTGCCGGGGCCAGTTCTTCTGCCAGTGTTGCCGTCAATGCGACGGCGCCCACTCCGACGGCCGCAAACCCCGTGACGATCCCGCCCAGACCGATCCCCGCACGCAACAGGGCAAAACCTTTGGATGCTATCGTGGAAGCCGCTCCGAGATTTGTCAGGCCGGTCACGGCATTGATAACCGAAGCACCCGCCAGCGTGGCCAGGAATGCCGTTATCGCCCCGGAATGTTGGAGTATGGTATTCAGGCCCGTTGCAACGCCGAGGATCGTACCCACCAGATCGGCCGTCTCTTCATCCATTTCGCCGAACTTATCGATCGCCGCGCCGATGGCCGCAAGAAACGGTTTCAATCCCGTTATGATCCCGGCGGTGACCTCATTCAGCGTGGCGATGGTTTTGATGATCTTATCGATCGCCATTGCTACCCCTTCCGGCGTTGACAGGTCGATCTCTCCGAATACCGCCTCGAACGCGTCTTTCAACGCGCTCCCAAGATCTTTGTATGATTGGATCAGCGGCTGAATGTTGACCAGTTCGAGGGCTTCCGGAAGGTTATCCCGTATATCGTTGAACAGGGTTATAAGATCATCGCCGAATTCGTTGAACATGGCCCAGAGGGGTTCCAGTGAAGCGGCATCAATCCCCGTTCCCAGCGCCGAAGAAGCCCCGGCAAGCGCAAGGGCAACCTCGCCGTACTTGTCGATCAGCTTGTCCCCGATCCCGATAATGGTGACCTTCATGTTGTTGACCAGCTGCTGATTGATCAAACTGAAATTATCGGCCATCTTTTCATAGGCCGTGTTGGTGGATCCGGCCGATTTGGCCATGGCATCGAGGGTCGCCCTGAAACGTTCCGAATCATCCGAGGCCAGGCCCAGGACTCCGGAAAGTCCGCGAACGTTGCCGAACAGCGTCGATATCTGGTCGATGTTGCCGCCCGTGGCCTTCATGACGTCCTGGAGGATGCCCTCAAGACCTTTGGCTTTTAGCGCACTTGCACTAAATTCTATCCCCAGTTTCCCGGCCGCTTTCTGCGCTTCCGCGGTCGGACTGATTATGGCGGTTATGGCGCCCTTGAGGGCTGTCATGGCCTGGGGTGTATCCATGCCCTTTGCGGTCAGGGCCGCGATGGCCGCCATGAGCGTTTCGATCGGGATCCCGGCCGCTGCCGCGATGTTCGATACCTGCGACAGGCTTGCCGATAGTTCGGGAAGGGTGGTCTGGCCCAGTTTGACCGTCTGGAAGAAAATGTCGGAATATTTCTGGGCCTCATCCGTTGATGCGCCATAGGCGTTCATGGTCGAGGCGAGAAGCTTTACGGTGGGCTCGAGGTCCGCCTTGGATGCGATTGCCAGTTTCTCGGACTGGGAAATAAGATCGAGGGAGTTTGTGTAATCCGTCCCCGCCGATATGGCCGTATAGACCGCCGCGTTAATATCTTCAAGTGATGAGGTGGAATCTCTCGCGTAATCCAGAACATTGGTGCGAAACCCTGCGATATCCCCGGCGGTGGCATCGATCAGGGTGGAGATTTCGCCGAATGAATCGCCGAAGTCGCCCGACTGTTTGATGGCAACGGCGAGGCCGACGGCGGCAAGGGTATTCAGGGCTGCGTCCAGTTCCAGTACTGTCTTAGACATAGTGGCCAGCGGCTGGGTGACATTCTGGGCATTGCTCGCGAAGGAATCCATCCTGCCCTGCATGGTGCGGATCTTTCCCGACAGCCGGTCTTCACCCTTGAACAATATCGCCACTGTTTTTTCAACGTTTGCCACGTTTTTTGTCCTTGTCTTTGTAATATAAATTCCAGAGTTCCGTTTCGGTAACGGTCAGGCAGGCGTGCGGAAAAAGATCGGGCCGGAGTTCATACAGGAAACGCCCCCTGGCATGACCCAGAGACAGGGCTACCTGGATTTCGGGGTCTTTCCAGAGGGCTTCGGCTTTCCCGGCACATGGCCGCGCCCCGTCAGTATGGTGATCCGGTTGGTGATCTCGAAGAATTCAACGGGGAACGCGGTGCACACTTTCAGGGCCAGTTCCGTATCGGCTTTCGGTTCAACGCTTCCCAGAATGAACAGTTCGACCCGTTTGGCGATATCGTTGGGGACTTTTTCATCAATGCCGATCAGCTGCTTGACCGAATCGATCTTCTCCTGTTTGCTCCTCGCCACCAGGCCCTCGAGGATTGCCGAAATATTTCTGTTCCGCTCCGCCGCCTCATTCGCCCTCGCCATTTCCACCCCGTTCAGTCCCCGCACCGTCCAGACCGGATCTTCTCCTTCCGGGAAAAACGCTTTCATGTCAGGCACAGGAACTGTGTCCTCACGAGGCATGAACTGGGTCTGTAAAAACCGCTTGCTGTCAAATGGCATCAGGACGTTATCCTTTCTCCCGCTTCTTCGGCGGAGATCGTAAATGCCGCCGAGATGGAGTTATCCGCCGGAAATGTTTCGACGACGCCGAGTATCCCCTGGCATATGATATGGGGTGTCAAGAGCCTGTCGGGTTGGAATTGAAACCACAGACTTTCACCTTCAAGACGTAATATATTGTCGGAAACCCCGTCTCCGAGATGGGCCGTAAATGACCCCTGTCCGAGTGACTTGGAGGCTGCCCCCACCGTGCCGCCGTAGACCTGCGTTGAACTGACTGAATATGAGTTCGCCGGCCGCACAAAATCCACGGCCCGGGGAAGTTCGACCAATTCCGGGGTGGAATACTCTGCATAGACGCCCTTCGGAATATCTCCCGTGTGGGATTTCGGGAGGGCCGAATCGAAGTCAATACCCGCCACGCCGAGGATGCCACTGGCAACGCGGATCCGCCGTACCGTCCAGGTGGGATAATCGTACCGCTCGACATGGGTGCCGATAACCGACTTGATCATGTCGGCGGTAATCTTGGCGGCGGTTTTGGTCGTACAGTGTATCTGCGCGATTTCAATGCTGCCTACGGGAATGTAGGGAGGTCCGCCCGCCGCATCGCGTGTATCGGAGAATTCGGTTCCTTCGGTACCGTCGACAATCGCGACGGCCCCGGCGGAGGTGATGGTCACCGAATGTTTGGTGAAGTTCTCCGTGGTCCCGCGCGTGATCGCCTTATCGGTATCAGCGGCAACACCGGTCTTGACCCCTGCCAGGTAACAGGTCAGCGCCGCTACATCGACCATATCATTGGTGGCCGATTCGGCGGGGATCACCGCCCCGCCTGTTGCCAGACCATCAGGCTTTACATCCGGGGCGTAACCCGATCGATTCGACCACAGGGTGTCCTCTGAATTGAAGATGGTCTGATCGCCCGAATCCAGCAGGGCAAACATGGACACAAGGGTCTGGCCCGCCTCGTATTTTAAAAGTGCATTTTCCGCAGTTGGCATGATTATACCTCCTCCTTCCTGGTTTTTTTTGATGCTGTCCATTTTTTCAAAACGGCGATCCCATCTTCAGGTGTCGCTTTTGTCGGTGATTTGACAATGGCAGCGTATTTGTCCAGAATTTGAGCGATTGCGTTTCCGTATCGCTGTTGGGCTTCTTTAATGTCCATACTCGATACCTCCCGTCTTATTGCGTGTAGGGGTCTCCGATGGTGGTCTTATATTTCAGGGTGAACACTGCGGATACACCTACCGCTATATTGCCGTCATCGGGATATTCATCCGTGCCGCCTCCCGTGTATTCTATGGATTCGGCAAGCTCTCCTGTTGTCGATGCAATTGCCGACTCGCCGTTTATTGTTCCCGTTGTGACCGCAACTACAACATCGTTTACTTTCAGGTTTTCCGCCTGGAATGTACCCGACAGACGCCTGAGAAAAAGATTTCCCGCCGCATCGCCCTCGGACCATGACCCACCGGTCACTTCCACGCCGCATACGTAACCGGTTGCCTCCCCGGTTTCTCCGGTTATTGTATCTCCCACGTTTATCTCCGCGGATCCGGCAGTAAAGGGCAGCGTCCATGCAATACCGAGAATGTTCTCGATGATATCGCCGAGCATCGCCTCGGCCATAACCGAGGGATTTGAATCCCCGAACGCGAGCAGGCCCTCGATGCGGACCGGCATGGAACAGACCGTTGTGCCGTATTCTTTCACGGCCTCTTCCGGCTGGGGCCACACGGAGGTTAATGGGAGTTTGTCCGGATCAACCAGTTTGACCGCACGAAGAACCGTAGCGCCGCAATCGGTGTTGTAGCCGTTCGCCGTCCTGATTTGGCCGGCTTTTGCTAAAACGGCCAGGATTATCTGCTCCCTGATGGTGTTCGTCATAGCTTACTCAGTTCAAAATCAATTTGGTGATTCAGTTCCCTTAACAATCTGTCCCATGCCTTTTGCAGGATCGGGTTTATGACCTCGGCATTTTCCATGATGTCCGGGACACGCGGACCGAACTGTTCGTGTATTTCCAGCCTGAATTTCCTCGGAAATCGCTTCCAGGGAAGCTTGGGGCTTCTATTGGTTCTGTACGGCGGTTTTTTCCTGCTGAATATGCCCTTGTGGCCGCTCGGCATCGTGGCGATAAACGCGCCCGGCCACAACGACCGGCTCGATTTCTTTTTCACCTGTACGGTCACACCCTTCTTTGTAGCCCGTGCCTTGTACTCTATTAACGGCAACGGCCCCCCGGTGCTTTTCACTGCCGCTGTCAGGTTCCGGAAGCTGGCTTTTTTTATCGTAAATGTTGACCGTATTGTTTTTGCCCTGGGTGTAATGACCTTTCCAATTTCCTTTACGGCATCCGTCCGAACGCCCGTAAGTGTCCGATTCAAAGAACGGCTCACCACTTTGGGATAGCCGTTCTTAATCCCCGTCATCGTTCTTTCAACTTCTGCAAGGTCGGTTTTGCTGACGTTAACAGAAAATCCCGCCATTATTTCACCACCACTTTCACAAATCGCCCGTTATTTTCCTGGACGGTCTGAACCGTGTAGACAGTTTCCCCCACGGTGAAGGTCTCTCCCTTCTCGGGCTCCTTTCCCAGGACATTCAGGATCGCCTCAATCGTAGTACCCCGGCTCCATACCTGAGAATCGAATCCGTGCGGCTCAAGGTCAACGTCGCGCTCCAGATTGATTTTGCATGGGACGGGATCGCCCGCCGTGGGGGTAAATACGGCATCCTTTGTGTCCATCTGATCAAAAATATCCTCGGCTGCCTGGTCAAAGATTTCTTCTGCGGTCATTTATTTATCCCTTGCCGGTGATCATGGTCACCAGCCTGTTTGTGTCATGGTTTGCCTTTCAGCATGCCCATAAGTCCCGAATTCTGTGCGGCCCGCTCACCAAACCAGAAGATCAGAACGATAAGGTTTATCGCCTTGAGTAGCGCTATTTTTTCGGGAGGCCAGAGCGTTAACGTTCCCGCTGAGAAGTAGAGGTAATCCCAATAGCCGACGCCGACGGTAAAAACTGGCCGGATCAGGCCACGAAAAACCAAGACAATTTTCCCGATATAGGGAACATCCTTGTAATCCTTCATCGATCCCTCGTATTCCAGGATGAATTTTCGGAAAACGGAGTTTGCTTTTGTGGCCTCGGATGCTATGAACTTGGTCATATCGTTGTCGAACTGAAGCTTTTCGGCCTCACTCATCTTATCGGGCAAAAACTTCTTAACCCCTGTTGTAACCAGTTCAATAATTCCCGTTACTGGATCTACTGCCATTTTTTATACCTCATTCTTTCTCCTCGAAATGAGCGAGATCATCGAATTTTTGATCGGTAAAGATTGTATCCGAATTCCAATCACCGCCCCACCTAAGCTTGATACCCAGGGCAAATGCAGATCCCAGGACAAACCCGCCGAAATAGTACCATCGTGCCAGCGTCTTGATATATTTCCATGCGTCCGGATGGGATGTTGTGACGACTTTGCCAACCTCCGCGTCCGGCCAGTCCACGTTTTTATTCTCCGGATTATAGGGGCCGGCATCGATACCCTGCGAGGGGATCTGGTTGTGTTTGCTGTTCGGCCATTTCACCTTTGACCGCTTCGCGTCATGGGCGGCGTTCTGGGCACCTTTCGACCGGTGGCCACAGATGATGACATGGTCGAAATGGCGGATCACCAGGCCAAAGACGGTGATGATCTTCGCGGTACAGGTGGCGAGTCGTTTCTCCGATCGCTTCGAATAGTGGGGCATGGCGTTATCCTCCCGAGTACCATTTGATCCCGCACGCGGCGCAGAATCCGCCCACCAGGCCGCCGGCGAAGGAAACGCACTTGTCGATGATCGGGCGACGTTCGAGTTTCTGCATCCGTTTGTCCAGGCTCTGCAAAGTGTTGAAGGTCCACCACTCTTTCTGTGCGCTCGTGGCGCATCCCCAGTCTTTCTCGTTGATGACGACAAAACCGTTTTTTGACATGGCCCGCTCCGTTCCCGAGGGGGATGTTTTAGTTCTTCGTTTTCTTATCTTTCGAGGGTTTCGCGAGTTCGGCCTTGAGGTCCTCGTGAGCCTTTTCAAGCTGTTCCGTGTAGTCGGTCAGCTCGGCGAGCTTCCCCGTGGCTTCTGTAAGTTGCGCCTTTATTTCTTCCGCCGGGGAATCGGCGGGCGCTCGTGAGAGCTGGGCCGCTATCATGTCCCTCGCCGCTTCGGCCTCTTTTGCGGTTTCGAGTTCTCCGGACACGGGGGCGTTATATCCGGACACGGTATAGAGTTGGACATGAAACTTCCTGCGGCGGGACTTCTCGATCGCCAGAAGGGCAACCGTCGCAGGGTTGACGGGGATTCCGTTGATCTTTACAAACATTGCTTGATCCTCCTTATAGAGGACGGGCCTTTCGGCCCGCCCTTCGTTTTGTCGATCGGTTGTTATGACGCGGCTGTATGGTCGATGAGGTAGCCGCACGCCTTTGAGATTTCACTCTTGACGGCGTTGTCCTCGTCATAGGACGCGAGGAACGCCTCCTGTGTGTCGTGGCGCACCCGGAGGATTTTGCCCCGCACGTCGTTCGCGTAGTATTCCTCGACGATGGTTTCGTCAGAAGCTCCCTCGTTCCAGAGGAATGTCCGGCCGACGCAGGGTTCCGTAATGTCGTCGCCGGGGTTGGCGGTCTTGCAGACCATGGCGTACTGGGAACCCCACATATCCGCGAGGGACGCGTCCTGGTTGCGTTTTGCCGTATTATACAGGGCGCCGCCCACATAGATCTTTTCGAAATCGAAATGGGTTTTCAGGTGGTCGATGGAAATCTGCCCCGTTTTCTTCGCATCGGGAAAAATCTGGTAAACGGATTCAATCACGGAATCACAGGCAATCGCGTCGAGGAGTGCCGTGTAATTCAGGATGAGGGTGTCGGCAAGGATACCCTTTGCCCGGAGGGAAACCTTCCCGGTGTCGGTGTCGGCTTTCGGTTCGGCCGAGGACGACGTCGCCCAGTTCGTGGCGGCGTTGGTGGCGCTGAAATTGGACGTATTGAACAGCCTCGACTTGACGCGGTATTCCTGAGCCCGGAGAATATCATTCATGAGGATCCGGGCAATGGTCAGCTCATAGGCGAACTTCGACTCGTAGATTTTTGAGAATCGGTCGTCGACGCGCCGCTCGAGGCCGTTTTCGATCGTTTTGTAAAAGCCGCTTTCAAACTCGTCCTCGCTCCGGTTGTAGGTCCCCTTCGATGATCGCTTCGTATCGAGAAGGTTAAAAAGGGCCTCCGCCGGCATGACGGGATATTCCGCCGTATATTCGGGTACCCGGAACACGGGCATGGCCAGGAGGCCGATAAATCCCATCAGCAGGGAGTCGGTCATGGCCTCCCATACGACGGCCCCGATGTCCGGTCTTTGTATTGCGGTGTCGCTTGTAGGTCTCATTGTGTTTTTTCCTCCTCTCTATGCGCGCGCGCTTTATGCTATGGCCAGGAGTTTGGCAGTGTATTCGATCCAGGCACCGTAAATGTATACGGCGTCACCGTCGTTGGTCCCTCCCAGGGCCAGGACGCCGGTGAGGGTTCCGGGGGCGGCGAGGACGCCATCGGCGCCACAGGTAAAGACCAGCTCCGATGCCGCTTCGGTGATCGTCTGAGCGGCCGTATCCTGAATATCGGCATTAGCAACATCGCCGGCCGCGCAGGGGTAGACCTCGCAGTCGAGGGTCAGGACGTCGAGGTCGGCGGCCTTTCCGGCCAGAACGTGGATCGTGATAGCCGCGGAATCGTCAAGATCCTGGGGTACGGGAACGGAAAAACCGAGGTTTTCACCGGAGGAACAATTGACGGGGATCATGATCACCTGTTCCTTGTCGGCGATCTGGGCGATCCCCGTAACGGTGGTTGCCTGTTTCGTGAGGACAGTCCCGTCCTCCATCGTGATCGCGCCGAGGGGGATCGGGATGGTCTTTTGCGGATTGAGGAGCGCATCGTAGATTTCATCAAGCATGGCGCCCGCCGTAACTTCCGAAGTGAGGGCATTGCTATGCGTGACCGTGGCCGCCGTGGTCGAAACGCCGGGGTTCAGGGCGCACTCGACGTGGTCGCCGTCGGCGGTGGCCGCCTCGAGGGCGGTGAAAAATGCCGTCCCGGATGACGTGTCCTGAACCTTGCCGTCGGCGGCGCCGTACAGGTCTGCACCCAGATCGAACGCCTCCTTCGCGGTCAGCATGAAGGTTCCGTCCTTGGTGATGGGCTGGACGCTGATGTATTCGCCGTCTTTAGCGGCAATACAGGTTATGCCGATAAACGCTTCGCCGGCGTCGGCATAGACCACCTCGGGCGGGACGGTGGTCGTTCCGGTCTCTATCTTTACCCGCCGGTATATTTCGAGATCCTCACCGGCAAGAAAGGTTTTCGGTCCGTCTGTGTATGTGCTCTGCATGGGTTTTTTCCTCCTTTACGAGCATTTCTATTATGCGTTCCCTTGTGGTGTCAGGGATTCCAAATAGGTTTCGTGGACATCGGGATGGCTGGCCGCGATGGCCTTCATGGCGGTGCCCTTGGAGCACTTATGCTGCTCCTGATACGCCGCGGCCATTTCCATAAAGCCGGCTGGCTCCTCATCGCCGCCCATGCCGGGGGTATCCTGCCCCGTCTGCGTGGTGATGGCCGCGAGGAGTTCGTCCATTTTCTTTGCCTCTGCCGATTGTGCCGGTGTCGCTCCTTCCGGGACGACGGCGCTGTACTGTTCGGCGGAGATTCCCGAGGTCACGATGGCCCGGAACTTCTCGCCCGCCTCTGCGCCGAAGTGGATCCCGGCCAGATCGAGAACCCGGTCGGTTTCACCGGCGACGGCGGTGGTGACGGCCTCATCGACGTTGACGCTGGTTTTCCCCTCGTCGCGGAGCTGTTCGGCGAAATCAGGATACTCGGCTTCGAGCGCCGCGAGGGTTTCAAATCTTTTCATGTGTGTCTCCTTTCCAGGGAGTATCCCCTTCGTTGATATGTTTCGAGCGCCCCTTCCGGACGCTGAAAGCGCTTCTTCGATGGCATCGTCCAGGGTGCCGATACGATCGGCAAGCCCCGCGTCGATAGCCTGCTGGCCCCAGTAGAGAGCGGCCTCGGTATCAATAATGTGTTTGACTGCGAGTCCTCGGTTCCGTGCGACGGTCTCGACAAAGAGTTTATAACTCCTGTTTATGAGGCCCATGGCTACCTCGTAGGCTTCCTCTGTGATGGGCCCGTCGGAGGAAAAATCGTTTTTCCGTTCGCCTGCGTAGAGGGTCGTATATTCGATGCCTTTCGTTTCGTTATATTTTTCCATATTGGCGTGTCGCATGATGACGCCGACAGATCCCACGCCGCCCGTACGGGGGACGATGATCATGTCCGCCGCCGACGCGAGGGAATAACCGGCGGAAAATGCCATCTCGTCGATGTATGCGATGATCGGCTTTGACCCGCGGGCGTTGTAAATATCGTCGGTCAGGTTAAATAACGCCGAACCTTCGCCGCCCGGTGTGTCAAAATGGAGAATCGTCGCCGCGATGTCGTTGCTCGCCATGGCCTTGCGGAAAGTATTCCGGATATAAAGATAGCTCGTCATCCCCGACTCTGATTGCATCGGGGCGTGGCGGTGGACCAGGGTGTCGTGGACGGGTATGATCGCCACGGCTTTGTCCGCGTTTCCGATCCTCCTCGTTTCGTTCTTGGCCGCCGCCGAAATCTTGTAACAATCGGGGGCCTCGTCGTAGCGTGCCTCCGGGATACTGATATTGACGCGGTCTCTCAGGGCCCAGAGAATGACGTCCAGTTTCGGTTCGTGGATCATGAGCGGGACGTTGAATATCCGGCTCATGACCAAGGGGATCGGGTTATGTTTCATCGTCGGTCTCCTCGTTTTTTTCGTCTGTCGTATTGTTGATGACGATCGATTGCTGTTGCCGGGGGGCGAGGGCCGCATTTTCACGCATCCGGTTCTCCTCGGCCTCTCCCGCAATCAGGGCCTCCGCGGTGGTCCCCCGTTCGGCGGCGATCGTCTCGAGGGTTTTCATTTTGTTGTTGTGGAGGAGCACGTCCGCCTGGGCGGCCTTTACCGGCTCGATGTCCCCTTTCGGGTATCCCTGCCAAGACGCCGCGCAGAGGACCTCCGTGTTCGTGTAGAAATCGTGGACGGTGAGCTCGCCGCGGAGGTATGCCTCCTCGAGGAGCATCCGGCGGATCGGCGACATGGAACCCTGGCCGAGGTGGGACCGGCGGAACATATACGTTCGCCACGCCTCGAGCATGGCGCCGCGCCATCCGGCAAAGGATATTTTTGTATTATCCTTGAATAAGGCCGCGTAGGGCACGCCGACGGGCCCGGCTATCGCCTTGAGGATGATCTGGGCAAAGGGGTCGAAGGTCGTCCCGGGACGGTTCGAGTCGATCGTGTGGGGTTTTTCGCCGGTTTCGCCGTACATGATCCCACCGGGGATTATTTCCTGGTATCTAACTTTTCTCGTGGAAGATCCCGAGTCGCGGTCGGTGCCGTATTCGTTCCATCCGGGCATATTGTTGCCATAACCAAACCCGTCCTGGCCGGGCGACAATTCGATGAACATGGAAAAGGCCGCGGTAACGATGCTCGACACGAGTTCCGCATCGAGGAGATCGTTCAGGTCCTGGAACAGTTTCAGGGACGGGGCAAACTTGGAATACCCGCGGATCTGTTCGGCATCGTCATTGACGAACTGGTGGATCACCTGGAGGCGGTGTCCCACCCGTGCGGGGATCCTGACGAAGTTTTTCGAGGTATCGGGCAACCATCGCTGATTCGTGCCAATGGTCGTTTTTTTGATCCAGTAATGTGTGGCGGCGCCGTCTTTGTCGAGTTCGATGCCGTCGCGGATATTGCCGTCGGAGTATTTGTCCGTCGGGGTTTTCAGACGCATCGGATTGATAACCTGACAGGCCAGGGCGTAGGGGCGCCATGGTTTGTTGAGCATCCGGGGGAGCATGACGTGTTCGCCATACTGGACGTTATTCGCCTCGAGGAGAAACTGAATGCCGGCGATAGTCATGCGGCCGCCCACATCCGCCCAGGGTGACCACTTCCGCCAGATCGCCCGCTGTTGCGCCCGGATGGCCCGGTCCTCGTCTTTCGAGAGGCCGAGGAACTCGCTGTCGATTTCCGGTTGCGGTATCAGGCCGGGACCGACGACGGTGACGGCAAGGGTTTCTTTTATGCCGGCCGCCCAGGGGTTGTCCTGGCACAGTTCCACACATCGCTCGACGATCCGCTCCCGTTCCTGGGCGATCATGCGTGGATCGATGAGGCGTTTCGGGATCCAGTTGGTCATGGTCCCCGTGCGCTGTGCCGATTTCCGGCTGTACTGATTGCCCGAGGAGGCGGTGATTCTCGGGGGGAGTGGTTTGTCGTTCGGTCCGTACAGGACCGGCGTGCGGGATAACTGCGTCGCGATCGACGACATGGCGGCGTCGAAAATCCGCTGACGTTCAATGTTCCGGTCGAGATCGTAGGATACTTCCCGCATTCTCTACCTCTTTCTGACGCCGTAATTGAAGGCGGGACCGCCGACGCCGGATAGTTGTTTGACTTTACGGTCCCAGAACTCGACCATTTTCAGGATCTTGTCAGCGTCCTCCCTGGTAAGGGACTTCCCGCCTATGCTGACGATCTTGCCCTGGGCAACGGCTATGCTCGCATCAAGCCAGACATTCAATTGCTCATTGGCATGTGATAGGGTGATTCCGGCCATAAATCGGGTCCCTGGTTTAAAATGTGGCAACCGCACCGTCTCAATTCGCTGTACGATTGCCGTCGGTATATTCCAGTTATGGCGCCGGCTGAGGTCCCATATTTCGGCCTGACACCTACCGCATACAGCGGTAATCTATAATCGCGATTCTTGTACCACGGGTTTTTTGTGGGAATGTGCGTGACGCACGCATTTGATAGGGCAGTGAAGGGGTATTGATATGTATTTGATAGGGCAGTGTAACGTATTTTTTCTTGACAGGGATGTGAAAGGCAGTAAAAAACCCCTTCGGAAAGGGGTTCTGGTGGGGTTAAAAGATTGTATTCTAAACCATCGGTCGATCATTATTTGATCTGCTGGATGGTGTCAGTCTGATGTCTGATTTATCTATATGTGACGCTGTTAATATATAGCAGCTGTACGTAACAT